AAGGGTCAACCAGCGATGATTTTGAGACCGCAATATTTCATGGAGACCTTTATGGTATTGCGCAGAAAGCTCAAATGGCAGATAACGCAAATAAATCTATTACAGCATTTCATTCAAGTTTTGCTGCAGCATTTCCTGTTGGTAAACCAGGAAATATGAGTGTTTTAAAAATAAAGGATTTAGTTTCAAATTTCAATATGGAAGCAGAAACAGGTCATGACCCAGTAGAGACTAATGAGATATTTAATGTAGCATTAGGTCTCCTTAGTGATTCAGATATGAACACTTATGTTAAATTGGGTAAACCTATAGTAGAAGTTCTTATGGACGAAGGAGATTTTATAAGAGATGATATGAAAGGTAAAGAATTTTATGAAGGCGTTTTCGAAAGAGAACCAACTCCTGCTGAAGTTAGGTCGGCATTTAGAAATCCAAATACAAGGTTTGAGGGCAGAGATTTGGGTGGTGGAACAGTAGGTATTAAACCTTCTAAACTCGCAAAACTTCTTGCTGTTCAAAAAAGGAATCCTTTAATAAACCCTAACGCATTAATACATCCTCCTATTCCGCCAAAACTTACAGGAAGAGTTGTTAATAAAGAAACTTCTTCGAAATATGGTTTTACTCCTATAGGAAATTCATTAGATAATAGAGGAAAAAGATTTAGAAAATGATAGTACAACCCGAATTACAATATAACCCAGACTTACAGTCTTACATTTCTTCGAGAACTAAACTTGGTCGTGGAATAACTATGGCAAAGTTTTTGGGTTCATATTCTGATAAAACTGACCTTAGTCATATGCCGACACAAGACTTAAGAAGAAAGCTCGCAAGAAACCTTACACTACACGCTAATGCCTTATCCGTAATAAATAATAACACTCAAAGATTTAATGACGTTCGCGTTATTGTAAGCGAAGGTGTCTATAAGAAACAAGCGGTAGATGCAGAAAGTGAAATTATGACTCAAAAGGCAATCGGTAGACTTGTGTATTATCAAGTCATAGGAACAAACGGAGAGATTGATTTTGAAAAAACGTTTGATGTTGCTGTGTTCTGGAAAGACCATATAGAATACGATGAAATAAAATTAGATTATGATAACTATAATCCGGACGGAAGTTTTAGCGCGCAGATTGGACTATTAATGCCTTTTTTGACTTCGGAATATGAAGCAAATTTCTTAAAAGAGGTAAACACTTATTTTAATAATGAGTTAATGGCGGATAACGCATTTACAGAATTTACAGGATAAAATAAATAAAATTAAATAACACTATCAAAAACGTATAAATAGAACTATGACAAGAAGAGCATTCGCACAAGAGGACGCAGACTTAGGAACCAACTCAGTTCCTATATCAAGAAAGCGTGATTATAAAGATATAGATTTGACGCTTGCGGTTAAACCTACGAGCGGAGATTTCTATTCTAAAACGAATGCTGCAGCAGTAAAACAATCGATTAAAAATTTACTTATGACTAACAGACTTGAAAAACCTTTTCGGCCAGAATTTGGAGCTGATATAAGAAGGTTCTTATTTGAGTTAATGAGTGATACGGCAGATTTTTATATAAAAAGGCATCTCGCATCAGCAATTCGTAGGAGTGAACCGAGAGCTAGAATAATGAATATAGAAGTTTATAATTTAGAAGATTATAAAAATACTGTAGACGTTACTGTTACTTTCAAAATTATAAACTCTCCTCAAGTATTTCAAGTTACTACAAATCTAGCAAGGTTAAGATAAATGACGACAGCAATAACATCAACCGCATTAGATTTTAATTCTATAAAGAATAATCTAAAAACATCCTTAAAAAACTCTGGGAAGTTTACGGACTTTAATTTTGAAGCATCTGGTATATCAAGTATACTAGATGTTCTGGCTTATAATACACACTTTAATGCTCTTACCGCAAACTTTGCGTTAAATGAATCATTCCTTAGTACTGCTCAACTTAGAAGTTCAATCGTATCTCTGGCAGAAGGTATTGGTTATATCCCTAATTCAAGAAGTGCGTCACAAGCTATTGTAAACCTTTCTATAAATTTAAGTGGTGTTTCAGGAAGACCTTCAACTATTAGAATAAACGAAAACTTTAAATTTAATACGTCAATTGATGAAATAAACTATGTATTTCAAACTAGGGAATCTTTAATAGCAACAGATGATGAAGATAATAGCGGAATTTATATTTTTAAAGATTTATCTGGAAGTAAAGATATAAAAATATCAGAAGGAACACTTAGAAGTAAGCGGTTCATAACATTAGAATCAAAAGATAATCCTGTATATGTTATACCAGATAAAACATTAGACCTTTCAACAGTAGTTGTAAAAGTTTTTGAAAATACTTCTACTTCAACTTTTACTACATATTCAAACATTATTAACGCAACAGTTATTAATGAAAACTCCACGCTTTATATACTGAAAGAAGCTCCGAACGGTTTATTCGAATTATCTTTTGGTAATGGTGTAACTCTAGGGAAAGCTCCTATTTTAGGTGGAAGGATTGAAGTTGAGTATCTTAGTGTTGCTGGTGTACTAGCAAATAACGCCAAGACCTTTTCCTCACAAAATTCTGTTACAGTTAATGGCATTAATTATCCCGTAACTGTTTCTACTGAAATAGTATCTGTTGGGGGAGACACGAGAGAGACTATAGAAAGTATTCGTAAGAATGCGCCTTTCCAATATGCTTCACAGAACAGGATGGTAACTGCCTCGGATTACTCTTCATTGATACTCAAAAACTATTCCTCATTTATATCAGACATACAATCCTTTGGTGGAGAAGATGCGCTTGAACCAGAATATGGTGTAGTCTTCGTGTCAATTTTATTTGATACAGACGATGTACCGACCCAAACAAGAATAAAAAATGAAATACTACAACTATCTGAACAATTATCTGTAGCATCATTTGATGTTAAGTTTCAAGACCCTATAAAAACATTTATAGAAACAACAACGTTTTTTCAGTTTAGTGAAAACCTAACAACACTATCAAGAAATACAATTCAAAGTAACGTAAATCAAGTAATAGATAATTACTTTGCGGGAATAACAGGCAAGTTTGGTCAATCGTTTAGAAAATCAAATCTACTTACATTAATTGATGAGTCAAGTTCAGCTGTTCTTTCTTCACGTCAAGAAATAAAGATGCAAAGAAGATTTACTCCTACGCTTACAGCTATACAAAATCATAAGATAAGGTATGCAGCTCCTATTGCTGATAATGATGACTTGCTTTATAGAATTACGTCTAGTCCATTTAGCTTTAGAGGTAATCCTTGTATAATAAGGAATAGACTAAAGACAAATAAATTAGAAATATTTGATACGGTTCAAAAAATTGTAATTGTTGATAACTCCGGAGATTATTCTGATGATGTAGTAAATATTGTTGGACTTCAAGTTGATGCGTTTATAGGTTCAGATAACTTTATTAAGTTAAGTGTAACTCCCGCTAACCAAAGTGCTATATCTCCCCTCAGACAAGATATTATTGAGTATGATAGCGCTAAATCATTCACTTCAATAGTTGATGTTGTTTCTGGAGTTACTAACTAATGTCTTCAGTTGGTGATATAACACTAGAAGATTTAGACAGAAGAGAACTTTCTGTAAGGAAGTATCATGTTAAAGAAATTTTACCAGAGTTTTTTCGTGAAGAATATCCAAAGTTAATTACACTTCTTGATCAATACTATGAATTTGAGGAATCTTCAGAATCACCCTCCAGACTTATTGATGAGTTATATAAAAGTAGAGATATAACACAGACCGACCTATCCTTACTCGCGTTCATTGAAGACGAGTTGTTGTTGGGTCAATCTTTCTTCGAAGGGTTTCAGGATAAACGTGCGTCATCAAAATACTCTAATGTATTGTTTAGGTCAAAGGGTACTAAGTATTCTATACAACAGTTCTTTAGAACGTTTTTTGGAGTAGACCCTGAAGTTATATACACTAAAAATAATGTTTTTAATGTGGGCGATAATATAGGGGCAGAAAGTCAAAAGTTTATAACTAATAATAAGTTATATCAGAAACATGCTATACTTATTAAGACAGACCTAGCACAAAGTAAATGGAAAGATGTATACAAACTTTTTGTTCATCCTGCTGGAACATTTTTAGGTTCGCAAGTACAGATAATAAGTTCCGCAACAGAAATTATTTCTGCGGAAGATGTACTGATTGAACCGCCACCGCCATTAGCTGTACACAGTCAGGCATCATTTGCTACATTCGCTACGATTGATAATACGTCACTTGTAGATGATGTTAATGTTGACTCAGACGGAATATTTAGTAGGATACGACCAGAGATAGTTAACTTACGTTTAAATAATAGCAGCACAATATCATTACAAGATATGAATAATCAATACAGTAGTTTACGCGAAGCACAGCTTGCATCATCACCAACGTTTGATGATTCAGACCAAGTTGGAACAAATGGTATGGACTTCTCTAACGACTTCTCATTCGAGACATTAGACCAAGGAAGACACGTATTTTATAGCGCAGATTCAGACGAATATTTATCAAATCTCGGTCATTTGAGTTAAAAAAGTATATAAATAGAATAAAGAATTAGGATATATTAATGACTAAACAAACATTAAATAAAGGAACTGCCGCAAACGACGGTACGGGTGATACTCTTCGTCAGGGTGCAGCAAAGATTCAAGCAAATTTTGATGAGCTCTATGCTATATTAGGAGGAGATACTCTTTCATCAAAAGTTTCACTCGACGCGACAACTAAAGGTATTATCTTTGAAGGTTCTTCTGTTAATAACAACCAGACATTTCTTGTTCCTACAGACCCAACCGCAGATAGAACACTTACTCTTCCAGACGCATCAGGTAATGTGGTTTTAGATACTTCGACTAACACTCTCACTAATAAGACTTTAACAAACCCTATATTAAGTCCTACTGCAACTACTGCGGGTAAGATAGAATTTTTAGAAGGTACTAATAATGGTACAAACAAGGCAACACTGATTGGCCCTGCTTCAACCGCAGACGTAACAATAACATTACCTGCAACAACAGATACATTAGTTGCTAGAACAACAACAGATACACTTACTAATAAAACACTTACAGCTCCTGTTATGAGTTCTCCTGATATTTCAACAAGTATAAACGATGGAAGTGGTAATACAATATTAACTATTCCTGTTCTGTCAGGAACTATAGTAAATAATTTAAAAATAACAAGTACAATAGCAACGGATAATCCTATACTAGAATCAACAGGTTCAACTAATGTTGGACTTAATATTGCGGGTAAAGGTACAGGACTTGTTACAATAGCATCGGGTTTCGCATTTGAATCTATAACACAAGGGGGAGATGGTGAGGTATCTCTTGTTAAGACAACAACAGTATTTAATAAAGGTTCTGCTCTTGCCGCAACACTTGCGAACGGAACAGTTGTAGGACAACTAAAAATACTTACAAATAAAGGTTCAGGAGTAGCAACAACAACTCAGGTTAGTTCTAATTTTGGATTTGGGGCATCAATCGCATTAGCACAACACAAGACCGCAACATTATTGTGGGACGGAAATCACTGGCAAATACAATCAACTTATGGTGGAACGGTAGCATAAAATGGCAATAGTAACAA